TACTAACAAAGGGTGTTTTGTTTGGTATATGGACTACCTGTACTGCGTTGCTAATAGAGTTGCTACCATACCAGTAGTAATTATTTTTCCATTTTATATCTCCCGAAGCCGTTTGGTCTTCTTTAGAAGTACCATATCTATTACCTAAATCACTAATACTGATATTCATATTGCCGTCCAAAGCGTTTACCATACCGTTAAAAGGAATGCCACCTAAACCTACTCTAGTCCAATTAGTGACATATCCATAATAACTAGAAGCACTTACTTCACCTAATGCTATATACGGGTCTGCTATGTATCCATAACGTCCATCGTCTATCATTTTATTTCCTACTGTACTATCTAAGAATGGTTCTGCTGTTATAGAAAGAGGATTATTTTTATACTTATTATATTCTTGTTGTGCTATTAACAAAGCCTCACTTCCACTAGTTATACTAGGTTGGTCTAATATCTTCCAAGTTGTAGTATCATCTAACCCAACGCTAGGCCAATCCGCAAAAGAAGCACCTTCATTGTAATAAACTCTAACGTTTGTTATTTGGCCGCTTAACTGTACACTTATATTGTTTACTGTCATGTTGTCTCTGTTTAGAGCAATACCACTATTATAGTTAGGTCTAAACTCAAATCTGTTATCCCTACCTATACCATAAGTAAAACTTTGGTAAGTACCGTTAGAACCATAACCCGATTTTTGTTGTATCTTACCTATTATTGAGCCTAAAGTACTACTCCTACTATCCACTATTGACCCGTAAGAATCGTTATCAGACATAATACTTGTAATTGGAACGTTGTTTATATCGTAAACACTTGTCACTTTAGCACTAGGAAGCCAAGTATCCATTATAGCAGCATTCCAAAGCATACGAATCTTATCACTATCCCAATATGTACCACCGTTAGGGTTTTTATAAAACCCGTCAATATGCATCATTAAACGTAGCATATATTCTGAATACACAGTTGCGTGTACTTCATAGGCTACGGGTGTAGTTTCTCCACCTTCTGTTGTACCAAACTGTAAATCTAATCCTATATCACTTATGTTTTCTATATCGGTAGCATGGTAAACATTCCAAAGGTTTTGCTCTAGGTTTACATAATCTATTTCATCAGCACCAGTAAATTGTGTACCATCTAAAGTAGTTACATTTGCTAACTGTATAGGGATAACATAAGTATCTGATGTAGCCCAATTTCCATCATCATAAACCCATATCTCTGTTTCGCTGTTTACTTTTAAGATATTTAATTCAGTGACAGTATTGTCAGTAGCCGTCCTTCTAAGAATCATACCTTCTGTGACACCACCAGTTATATGAGCATGGCCTGTACGACTTATTGGTATGTAAGGTATATTAAAGTAAGTACCCGCAGTACCTACGGTTAAAGTCCCTGTGCTTGAAAACTCAGTTGTTAATCTTCCATCCCAATGAAAATAATTGATAATAGAATTATTTCCATCTTCATTCATTCTAGTCACTAATTTACCTATACCCTCATCAGCAAATATAGTAATATCATTAACAGGCAATCCTTTATACCCATCCACAAATCCATCGGTAGCAAGCGTAGCGTCTGAAATCATTATGTTTTGGTTCGGGTGTTCTAAGGTTAAATCTCCTGTTGTTTGATAGGAAGAAATAGCCTCGGTCCAATAATTGTCTATAAGTGCAGGGAATCCTGCTCTCTCACCATCAGATTCAACAACGTAATCTATTAGGTCTGTTCTTCCCCCTGCCGCCTGTCCAGTTTTCCCACCGTTAGCATTAGTATTAAGGTTAAAAAACTTAGATGCGTCAACGGCTATAAAAGCACCTGCTTTGTTTTCCCAATCATGGTATTTTTCAAAGTCTGATTCACTACCTACAACGGGACAATAAAAAGCACCGCCTGTACCCCTACCATTACCTACATATGTAGTAGTAGTATGTATGTATGTATTACTACTTACAGAATCGACTACGTGCATACCATCGTGGTCGTTAGTATTAATAAGGTAAATTAAATCACCGCTTGTTAGTGTACCAGTATTACCTGTTACCACTCTTAACTTACCACCACTTTCCTGTAAAGTAATTACTTGTGGCGAAGAATAATCAATAGGTTTTGAAAAGCCCGATTGCGTTATAGGGTCTGTTGTTGAATCTATATTCCATACATCTAAATCCTCATTTACTTTTAGAGAAGCAAACTTATCTATCCTACCATTTTCATCCACTTGGTCTGCAAAATACAAATCAAAATCATAATTTTTATTTAGCGGATATTGTAAACCAAAATCTACCTTTCTTTGAGAACCGTCTGCATCTGCTAAACCATTATTTCTCATATCAGCCCAAAGCAACCACATATGTTTATAGTCATCATCAATGTTTTGGAACTTAACATAAAGTCTTTTATCCACACCGTTTTCTGCATAGTTAAAACTACTGTCTATTGTATAGTTTCCTGTGATATATTTTACACCTAATAAATACCATTTGTTAGGGCTTCCCGATACGGCTACCTTTGCTTGATAAATAAACTTTTCTTTAAACTCATCTGCTCTTTTATATATAGCAGGACTTAAGTTTTTAGTGGACCATATTTCAGCCACACCTGCGTTTGGTGCGGCATTATAAGCAGTTTCGTCTATTTCTATAACAGTAGTTGTACTGTTAATTGTTTGGCTTTGTGAAATCCTAGAGTATGCTGCGGCTTCTGTACCTAGTAAATATCCTGTTTGGGGCATAGGTGGCGGCTCATCTATGGGGTTTCTTTTAACTACACCAAAATGATATTGAAACCACAGGCTTTGCGGTAAATCTCTCATCCATCTAGCGTGTAATGCTCTATATTGCACATTAGTTAAATCTGTCCTAAAAATATTATACACAGCACCAGTAGCCTTAGCAAAAGAAAATCTTGCCGTAGTCGATAAAAAGGATGTACCACCTGCGCTACTACTGCTGTTGGCGTATGTACCATGACTTTCACTACCGCTATAATTACAGTTAGTACTAACAACCCAAATAAATGAATTAATTGTTGAACCTTTAGTAAAATAATCTGCTGCACTAGCATAAGTGTTTCTCATTTTTTTAACACCTGTGACTTTAATTCCTCTCATATACTCACTTGATAGATTAACTGAACCTGCGTCGTTTTTTCTATTAATGTAAAATATATCACCTATTTTTAAAGTAGGTTCTGTGTCAAAATATATTTGTAATTTGTCTGATGTAGCATTAGTTGTTCTAGGAAATGTTGTCGTAAAACTATACCACCTAGTATTATCAGTTGGTAAGTCTAAATCTTCTAAATATTGTTCTTCGCTTGCGATTGTTTCACCCATAAACTTACCCATATAAATAATTTTAGCGGCTTCTCTAACACTACTGTATGGTACATCAATACTTGATACTTCTATTTCAGTATCAGTACCGCTACTTGGTGATAAAACCGTAGCACCTATTTTAGTAAATCCATTACTTGCTTTTACGTTAATTATATTATTAGTACTAGTAGTCATACCATGTTGGCTGTCTTGCATTATTATTACGGTATTACTAGAAGCAGTATCTTGAACAAATCCTCTTATCCCATAACCTTCATATGAATCTTCTATATCATTAGGGCCGTATGAGTTTTCGTTGTTATACATCTGTATAGGATGGCCCGAACCCAATTGTGTTCTTTGGTCTGTTGACTCTTTATAACTAGTGTTTTCATCAAATCCTACATTACCATCTAATAGTTTTAATTTACCTGCACCTAAATACATAGCATCTCTAAACCCTTTAGCGTCATAAGACCAATAATCAAGCGATTCTTCCGATGTATTTTGGCCCAGTTGTCCTACATCCCATAATGGTATTTGTTTATCTAAATTAAGCATAGTATCAAAAGCCTGTAATTCTAAAACTCTACTCCTACGCTTTTGTTTTATGTTAAAACTACCAACCTCACCTCTCCATACTGGTCTATCTATTCTACTAGTGTTATCTGCGAATACAAGAATACTCCAATTCAAAGGTGATGATGATACAAACAAACTTCTTAAGTTTAACAAATAGTTAGAGGAAGCAGTACCTCTAGTAGTACCGCTATCTTTTGGGTCATCTGCTATTGTAATTTTACAAGTTGATAAACCGTTTGTCACAGTTTGTATATCCATAGTTTGTATTTCTACTTCTTCCGTTGTAGTAAAATCATCAGTTAAATATCTTACCAACCCTGCTCTATCTAACATCAAGTAAGAAACATAACCATTATTACCTGCTGTACCTTCGTCTGTCACAGTGAACTGATAACCATATAAATTAGATGCGGTAGTAGCACCGTCAGATGTTCCATCTTTCGCTGCATCATTCATGGCTATGTTAGTAGCGTGAGAACTACCGTTAATATACACATCAAAATTATTATTAGTGTAATCAAAAACAAAATCAATATCTAACCACACGTTATCATTAGTGACTTCCGGTGTAGCAAAATTAGGGTTGATTAGTAATGCTTGTGTATCATAACTGATTGAGGATAAATCTAATGTGTAATCTATGGCAGGGGTATTACTATAACCTGTATCATTTAACAGCCCTGCTTCGGATACAGGAAATCCTATTTCAAACTTTATACCAGTATCAGCCCAAGCACCAATTACTTTAGCACTTTGTACGGCTAGTCTTACCGTAAAAATATCTCCATCTAATCGTGTGTTAAGTGGACCGTCATAAATTATAGTAGGTACAGTAGCAGAATTGCTACTGTTTGTCCTAGAAGATTGTACTATTAAAAATGGTTTTTTAGCCGGAGAATAAATATCCTGCATTAGATTTGTAGGTGTATCATCTGCACTATTGTGTGCGGTTATTTCTCCGGTAAAAACACCTGCTAAGTTTGCTTTTTGAATAAAATTACCTTTAGGGGTTATATTTCCCGTTAATAAACCTGCTTGTTTTAGACCATGTTGTGTAGCATCGTGTGTTTTCATATCACTCCTACCAAAAGTAGCGTCGTTATCTCCTGTCGGTACTATGTAGGAAGCGTCGCTATTATGTCCGTTGATAAACCTCTGATACCCTTGTGAGTAATCAGATGTGTCATTATTAAACTTATATCTATTAGGTATATTTCCATCGGGATATTGTAGTTGTGAGCGACCTTCCCATTCATTTTTAGATAACCTAGTGTCATCAAATGTAAGCCATTCAAATATACCATCGTTTTGTAAAGTTTCAATGTTTCCATCCCATACTTTATTGTCGCTTGTTAAAGCACTATCAACCTCTCTATCTTCCATAGAGAATCTAAATCTAGGGTTTAGAAATGCTTCACCATTCATGGGATTTCCATAATGACTGTTAAGTGCTGTATAACTTGTATCAGTAGGTTTGTTTCTATCATCCGGTATAGCCCTAGCACCGTTAAAATCATCGTAATAACCTGCAAGCCATACTTGGTATTTTTTTGATACACTTCTTACCATTGACTCACCTTAGTTATTTACTATCATTCCTCTTTTATTACCTTCCATTTCTATTTCATCTAATAGTTGCTGTGCTATTTCCGGTATAGACATATCTCCGTTAAAGTTGTTAGTCATAATTACTTCTGTGGATGTTATTAAAGTTTCGACTCCTTGTTGTTTTACTTGTCTTACAAGGTCGCCAGTTAATTTATCAGAAGAGAAACCAAAGAATAACTCTTCTCTAGCGTTGTTAAAGTTATATAGAGATTCGGTTGCGTCATCTAAACTAGTACCTATACCACCTGTCAAATCTTCTTGCCCGTAATTTCTTAGATACTCATTGTAATCTTCTAAGGCTGCTATCATATCTTGTGATGTTTCAAATGTTTTTCCTTCTAAGAAAACCATTAAGTCAGCGTTGTGGTCCACAAACTCTTCCATACCCTTTTCGGCTTTCTTTCTTTTGTTTATTAGACCACCGGAAATAAAATTATCAAAGAATCCTTCTCCGGCTACGCCATCAGCCAATTTACCTAAACCTAAACCACTAGAAACCCAATTCGTTAAATCTTCTCCCTTTTCTTGAATCGTATTTAAAGTGTCTGCTACTTTTAGCCCCATTCTTTGAAAATCATCCCAAGCACCTTCACTGTTTTTAGTTACATATGTTAACTGTTCTTGGTGCGCTAAATAAGTGTCATATCTTTCTGCTAAACCATCCATAGATACTGCTTCGACATTTCTCATATCTATTGTCTTTTGTAAAGAAGCAATTTCCACTCTGTATCCTTCTGCTAATTTCTTAGAAGTTTCATCGGTAGCATCTGCTATTTCTGCTAACTTTCTTTTCTTTTCATCTAAAAGATTAACTACGGCAGAAGTTTCCATAGTAAGATATTCCATTACTAATCCTGTGTCGGACATTGTATTATTCAAACTATCCATATTTTGCTCTATATCGGGTAATAACGCATTCCAAACACCTAACTTTTCTAATAAATAATCTAAACCCATTATGACAAAACCTATACCAATTGACGCTAATGCTATTTTAACACCTCTAATGGCTATTGCACTATAAGTAGCAGCACTAAATAGTGCTGTATATCCTGCCGTTAGCATACCTAATATTTTAGTTTGTAATACACCTACACCAATACTAGTAGTTTGTGCGCTAGTATAAGCAACGGTAGCCGCTAAACTTTTATAAGTTTGGTGCATTTGAATAGCCATAGCAGCAGTAGTAATTATAAGACCTGCCGCCATTATTTTTTCGTTTTGTGCAAACATCATCATAATAGAACCAATAGCACCTAAACTCATAGTATATTTAAGATTGGCTAAACTACCTGCTAAAATCTCATTGTTTAATAGTTTTTGTGAGTTAGCAGCATTTTGGTCCACAGGTACTTTTGTAGTTAATATAGTATTATTTGTTTTAATAGCAGCATTATTAATGTTTAGTTGTTCTGTGTTTTCTCTTATTCGTCTGTTTCTTTGAGCCTCACTAGCCTTAGTTGCTTCTGTGGTTCTTAAATATTCTTTATGTGTGGATATTTTTTTCCTTAATTTTACATTAGCATCTTCAAGTGCTATGGTTTGTTCTTTAATTTGAGTTGCTTGTGCGTCGCTAATTGCAGTATGTTTCTTTTTAATATTACCATCAACAATAGTAACACCGCTAAATGCTTTCATAACTATGTGTTGTGTTTGTAAAGCAATCTGTAAGTTTTTTAATGCTAGTACTGATTGAAATATTGGACCGGCAAAATTACCCATGACTCGGCTCATCATTACCATCCTGCCTACAAGACCACCTATTAAGTCATTGTCAAATAGTTTAGCCAATGTTTTCATAAACAAAGCCTGTTGATTATTAGCCTTGGTAAGACCCGGCAAAAGCGCATTACCTACTGCCGCACTATAATTTTTAATAGCCGCTTCGGATTGTTCATAAGCAAATATTTGAGAATCTAATCTTCTGTTTACTTCATCCTGTGCAGACATTTGTTGAACCATAGCCTCTAACTCTAACTCTTTAACACGGTCCACGTTTTCTAATAATTTAATAAGACGAGTATAGTGTCGGTTTCCTGCAACATTTTGAGCCAAAGCCTGTTGTTGCTGTCCGTTCATACCTTCGTATTTTGCTGCTAACTCTTCCAACAAATCACTAAATGGCCTCATGTCTCCGGTAGCATCGAAAACAGATATACCTAATTGTTCGATAGCATCCCTAGCCCCATTTGTATTAGCACCTAACCTAGCGTATATCATACGCAAAGCCCTACCACCCTTACCTTGTTCTTCACCGGCTTCAATAAGTGTAGCCGACATAGCAGCCATACTAGCAATACTTTCGTTAGTAAGGTGAGCCTGTGATGCGAATTGATTCATAACGAAAGTTATTTGAGCCATAGTAGCCGCAGAACGGTTTTCGATTGTGTTAAGTTGGTCTAAGATAGCAATAGAATCTCTTCGTAATGTGTTTACTTTTTCCTGTGCTGTCATATTATCTTCAAGCCCTTTAGTCATAAAGAAAGTCTGTTGCTGTAAGTTAATTAATCTCTGCATAGCAGACTCGGTATCCATACCGGAAATCATACCAAACATCATACCTATTTCTGTTCCTACTTCGGTAGTACCGCCACCAAGAACACCGCTTAACTGGGCCATTCTAGCACCGGCTTTAAAAGCCTCATCTGCGGCAAATCCAAACCCTAAACCTATCTTTTCTAATTCTGCGGTGACTTCCGCTAAGTCTTCTCCTTCTCCTAAAAACTTATCAAACTCAACACGTGCGTTTTCTATTTCTTGAGCCATAGGTACAGTACTATTAACTAGGTCCTCAAACATCATTCCTAATTCTGCACCTGCTTCTTGAATACCCATCAAAGCATCCATATATAGAGATTCCATAACAGTAGCAGACGCTTGTGTATCCTTAATCATTTTATTGGCTTGAAACGTACCAACAACGTCGAAGAAAACCCTAGAACCACTTGCTCTAAGAACCAGCATGGTGACAGCCATGCTGATAAAAATAAACGGAGTAATGTATGGTAATAGGATTGTTTCTAATATCATTTATCTTCACCATTACTCTTTGGGTCATTAACTACTGGGACCCCGCTTTCTCTCAATATATCGAGTAGGTCATTGTTGTTGTTTAATAGTTTGCGTTGCTCACGCTTTTGATTGCGTCTAGCAACCATGCCTTTAGCATCGGTTTTCTTAGCACTCTTAGTTGCTTCTGCTATTTTATCGTTAATGTCTGCCGCCACAAGCAAGTCTAATTCCATAAGGTGTTTACCACCCTTAACAGAATACTTTAGCCATAAATCAGACGGTAGTGTTCCTTTAAATGCCATGCACAGGCTTGGTGCAACCATTAGGAAGTCTGAAAAGGTACTGAACCTTCGTCGTCATCCCCACGTACAAATTGTAGTATGGTATTTAATTCTTCAAAGGTAAAAGTATTTATATCTACATTTTCATCAAGAATGCATGGGGGTATCCATGATTCCATTTGTGCTTGTACACCTGCACCCATGTCATCAACCATAGAAGCAAACTCTTCGTTTTGCTCATCAGTCCATTTTTCGGGTGTACCTGCGTGATTCATTTTACGAAACGCTTTACCTTGTAGGGTTGTTATTTTCAGTTTTTCCATACCGGAAGCCTGTCTAACCCAAATCTTTGTTCCATCGTCTAACTCTATTTCTTTCTTTAAAATTGGCATAATACCTTCACTCTCGCTGTATCTAGGAGACTATAAGGCATTAATAAAGAGTTACTCTTCTTCTTCCTTTACGATTGCAGTCTTTTTAGGTGCAACTTTTTTAACAGGTTTTGTTAATAAAGGAAATCTTTTAGAGTAGCGTAAAGCCTCTCTTTCACTCATACCTTCCATTTGTTTAAGATACTTTTCCGGTATATCTCTTCCGTACATTTAAACACCTTAGTAATCGGTTCCATCTAGTAATGTAGAACCATCCATAGTAATTTGAACTGCTTTGTTAGCGTCTCCCGCATCGTAAAGAGCGATAAAGTTTACAGTCATTGTGTTAGTATCTCTTCCACTTACACTTGCTTCGGGAGCCTCAAATCTTACCTTGTAAATTGCTATCTCTATACTATCTGAACCACTTTCTTCATTAAGAGTCAATTTGATAGCAGGTGTGCCTGAACCCGGATTGAATAAATCACCATCTGCGGCAATTAAGTTATCGTATGATGGATTATCATCATCGGGTGTGGCAGTCCCATAAATTACTTGATTTAATTCTAAAGTACCTGTTATTTCTCTTCTTTGTGCCGGTGGCTTTCTTTGGTATGTCGAATTACCAAGACCGTATGCATTATCGGTATCTCTATTCATAGAAATATCTAAAGAGAAAGATTTAACAGCAGCACTAACATTGGTATTTGTTGAGCCGTCATCAAAAACTACTGAACCGTTAGAAAAGTAAAGTGCATCCAAAGCATTTCCGTCAAAAGATGCTGTTTGTAATGCTCCTGTTGCGCTTTCAGAACGTCCTACGAAATCAGCACTTACCATAACGTATTCTCCTACGTTCGCGCCAATACTTAGATTGTTACCTACCATGCCTGAAAATGTGTGTTCCTTAGTTTCTCTTCCTACTTGGATAGTAAAAGAAGGTAAATCATCTGTTGTAGCAGGTTCAGTAAATACGTGGCTTGTACCAGTAGCGGTATCTTCAAAGAAAGCGCGCATAACGTTTGCTAAAAACGGGTCTATTTGGGCTGCTAGACTTATCGAACCTTCTGAATATTCTGTCCCTGTAACAGACTTTGAAGCAATACTTCTGCTCATATCTTGTCTTGTTAGTAAATCGTATCGGTGCATCAATGATTCATCATCTACTTCACCGTATTTTTCTGTTCCGCCTCCACTTACGCTACCGTAAGTTGACCCTTCTTTTTGTATTGAAATATATCTATTGTTAAACTCAGCCATAGTTTACACCTGTATATTGTGTATGAGATAACAATTGACTTATTAACATTCTTACCGATGACGCATATCAATTCGACGCATATAACGCATACTCAATACGTGTACGCATATAGTTTCATCACTATCCATTTTTGAATCTAAATTAGCAGAATAGTTTATAATACTATCTGTCGTTCCTTCGACACCTGTATTTATATATAACTCATCAAATACTTCTCCCATAATATTAAGTGCTTTACGATATGCGTTTTCATAATTTGTTCCTTTAACGGTAATAAAAGCCTTTACATCATACTCTTGTGTAATTTTAGCACCACCTAAACTCTCAAACTGTGGAGATATTAGACGCTCGACTAGTATATGAATACTAGGTGAGCCTATTCTATTAATCATTTGAGAAGATATATCATAACCATAAACTATTGATGAGTCGGGAACCTGCGTTTTAAGGTAGGGTCTAGTACTATTTTTTAATTGATTGACAATAGATAATCCCATACGTGCTAATGTGTCCTGCGCAAAGTCCGATAATAATAATTCTTTTGGGTTAAAAGAACCAAACTTAGAGTAGTAAACTGACGACCATTTTACGCTTCCGCTAGTGTTACCCCATACTACTGCTTTACCTGCTCCTGTTGCACCTGCAACGCTAGAAAATGCGGTATTAGCGTCATCGTCTTCTATTATTTCGTGGGTATATAATTTTGCTGTTCCATCACTTGCTAATGTTAATCTTAATATTAAACTAACTGGGTTATCTTCTGCTAATGCTAAATCTAAATTAGATACAGTTACAGTACTAGTACCCACCAAAGATAGGCTTGTGTTATTACCTGTCGATTTGACTTCGACTTTATGTGTACCGTTATCTAATTTCATAAGGACAGTACCACTACTAGGTGCAGTTGTATAAGATAAACAAGCAACCAAAGTATATTCATTAGTGGTAGGCGTTATTGTATATACACCATTAGTAATTAACCAATCGCCACTAGACGCTGAACCACCACCACTAACCGACCAAGTATCATTAAACGTTCCTGTTAAAGCAGTAGGGTCGCTACCATTCATCCTACTATTCCAATATTGTGTTTTTGTTGCTATTGTCATATATATCACCTATTCCTCTTAGCAGGAAAGTTAAAAACATTTTTAACTAAGTGTGCATCAAACGGAGAAGTACCTTCTTCGGTTATAGTTATTAATGTTGTATCATAATCTTTCATTCTATCACCTTTAACACCTTCTTGTGGACTGTTTTCTCCTATGTCAAAAGAACCTGCTTCATAAGATAAAAATTGATTAGCACTAGAAAACCGTGTTTTACTAAAGTTTAATGATTCTCCTATTACCTCATACATATCACCACTTGCTGATTTAGTAGGGTTTATTTTACTCTTAAAATTAGTCATGGCTCTAAGTTGTCTAGCCGTATTCGCCGCACCATCGAACAATGCCTCTTCCATTAAATCTTCGCCTATTTCTGCTATTTCATCTTTTATATCTTCCATAAAACTTTTATAAACACTTTTGTCAAAATATGCATTCATACCTAAAGGGCTATCGTGTTCTTTTCGCATTCTTAATGCATTTTTTCCTGTGTGAGCAACATGATATGTTTTTGGTGGAAACTTTTCTAATTCTTTTTTAAACTCTGATTCTCTTTGACCTAAAGCCTTTTCAGTATTTTGTCTAAACTTTTCAATAGCCCCAATAGCAGGAAATCCGGGGTGTAAAAACGTATTACCATCTTTCATATTTTCACCTAATCAACGCTACCCAAGTGAGCCAAACGTTTTAGGTTCATTTCCCCTCTCTCTCTCAATGCTGTTCCTCTAAGAGAACCTTCCGGCCCTGTGGTTTGAAACATACTTTCATCTTCAAGATAATACGATGCCGCTATATCTGCACATATTTCTCTAAGAACGTGTGCAAACTCACCCTCTTGTACTGCCACTCCATCTGCGTGGTCTGCTGACAAACCACTAACTCCTGTTAAATCATTTGTAGATTTACCAGTCCATTTAAAAGAATCTCCATCTATATTACCATTACCTGCACTACTAAATCCTGTACCGCTAGTAAGTGTAACGGTGTTTGCACCTGCTACAACCGCACCATTTAAAGTAGTATCTTTAATACTTTTGCTAGGAACATCCCTACCATAATCTCTAAAACATTGGTCTATATCTATTGTTGACCTGCGTATAGCACTTGTGAGTTTTGTTGCCGCCCTAGTACGCTGTGCAGAATCTAAACCTAATCTTGAGCCAACATCACTTGAAGTACAATAATAAACCATTTGTAAGCACCATTCCTGTTAATATAATATAAAGCATACGCTTCTGTATTTTATGATACGACTTTAGTGTCTTTTCAAGGTTTGCTAATTTATCGCTAACATCTCTACACCATATATGCCACTCTTCTTGATTCATAATATCACATCTGTGTTGAAAGACCCATAGCCCCTGCCACTATTGCTATTAGGGTAAAGATAATTTTTTGCATATTCCCCATATATGAGCCTATTAGACCATTAGTTATTTCTAACTCGGTAGCCACTTTAGCAAGACCTGTTTGCATACCGACTTGAGATTGAACCAATTGCTCAATCAATCTTTCATGTCTTTTTGCTGTCTCTTCTAAATTATCTAATCTTATACTAATAACATCATCATTACTCATCTAAACTCGCCTTCAATCGAGCAACTAAGTCTGCCTTTTTACCACTTACTGAAAGACCTTTTTCTTTAAGCATTTCTTTTAATTGAGCAACGTTTCTTGACTCTAGTGTTTCGTCAATAGTTTTTAATTCTGCTTTTGCTTCAACAACCTTTTCCTTAACATCGTCAACTGAATCTAATAACTCATCAAGAGTTATTTTTCCGTCGGCATTAAGAGATAAATACCTTTTATATCCCCATACTGCTATACCTGCTAGTGCTACTACTGCTAGTAACAATACCTCTATATCATCTAATAAAGATGATGAGTCTAGGGGTATACAGTCAATTGTTTCGTTAAGTGCATTTATGCAAGTTTCTGCTGTTGTATTATTGCTCATTTTATTCACGCTCATATATAATTTGTCTAACCGCAGAAAAAGGTATTACACTAAATGGTTTATTAGACCCGTCCCGATAAACCTTGTAGCCATGAAGTGTCTCTTCAATGTTTACATTAGTATATGACTTTTCGGGGGATTGATAAACGATTTTCCCTCTTCTTTGTTCAGACACAACCTTCGATAATTTGTTAGTTATATAAAGAGTATTACTCTCCTAATATTCCACTCTCTAATAACATATCTATAATTTCTTTATAGTATTCATAATCACTTATCGTACAAATACGTTCTATATGTGTATCACCTATACTATAATTAGCAAATGCTTTCGGACTAACAAATACATTATACTTTGTAATATCATTACCTACGGTATCATTTACTTGTACTATAAGTGTAACTGGTGCTTCTTTTGCGATAACTTCTCCTACTACATTATTACAAGTAATAATCCCATCTCTTTCTAAAGTATCTAAACTAAACGAAGGACCTGTCATACCTAATACTATTATTAAGGAAATAATATACACACCACTATTGTTTTCACTCACAATAGTAATCTATTATAACGTTAGTTAAATTATACCCATCGTGGACCTTCGGCCCATCCTACTAGACTTGTTCTACTACCTTTAGTTATAGGTGCAACCCCATGTTCATAATAAGATAAGAAACATATTACTGTACCTTTCTTAGCAAGTGCTATTGGGTCGGGATTTTGTGTATGACTAAATGTTAATTC